CGTACAGCAACAACCCGGCGTGGGTGTTCTACGACCTGGTGCTGCACACTCGCTACGGGCTGGGCGACCGCGTCAATGCCGCGATGGTCGATAAGTGGTCCCTGTACCAGATCGGCCAATACTGCGATGAGCTGGTGCCGGACGGCAAGGGCGGGCAGGAGCCTCGGTTCACCTGCAACTGCTATCTGCAGCAACGCAATGACGCATATGCCGTCCTGCAGGATCTGGCCAGCGTGTTCCGTGGCATGGCGTTCTGGGCCGCAGGGAACGTGTTTGCGGTTGCCGACATGCCGACGACGGCGACATATCTTTTCCATGCCGGCAACGTCATCGATGGGCAATTCGTGTACGCCGGCAGCGCGCGGCGCGCGCGGAAAACCGTGGCGCTGGTGTCCTGGAACGACCCGGCGGACCGATACGTCGCCAAAGTGGAGCCCGTCCAGGATGCGGATGGAATTGCCCGTTACGGCATCCAGCAGACGGAGGTAACCGCGTTTGGGTGCACGTCGCAGGGGCAGGCGCAGCGCGTCGGCCAGTGGATCCTGCTCACCAGTCGACTCGAGACGGAAACCGTCACGTTCAAGGTGGGGCTGGATGAGGCCGTCGTCATGCCGGGGTCCATTATCGAAGTTGCTGATCCTGCCCGCGCCGGCCGCAGCAACGGTGGGCGCGTACGGTCGGCGGCCGGGCGAGCTGTCACACTGGACAGGCCCCCGGTGGGCGCGCCGGGCGACACGCTGATCGTCAATATGGTGGACGGCACGGCTCAGCGCCGGACCATCAACGGCATCGACGGAAACACCGTCACGGTGTCCGCTGACTGGTCGCACGAGGTGCAATCCGAGGCGGTGTGGTCGATCGAGAGCGCGGACCTCAAGACCCAGCTGTTCCGCGTCATTTCCGTCACCGAAGCTGATGACGACATGACGTTCGAGATCAGCGCGCTCCAGCACAACCCGTCGAAGTACGCGGCCATCGACCACGGAACGCGCATCGAGGCCCGGCCGATTTCCGTGATCCCGCCGTCTGTGCAGCCGCCGCCGACCGACGTGACGCTGAGCACCTACAGTGCCGTCGACCAGGGGATCGCGGTCACGACCATGGTGGTCAGCTGGCAGCCGTCGGCCAACGCCGTTGCCTACACCGTCGACTGGCGCCGGGACAATGGTGAGTGGGTCAGTGCCGGTCGGACCGGGTCGCAGAGCCTCGAGGTCCGGAATGTGTACGCTGGGACGTACGTCGCGCGCGTGCGCGCCATCAACGCGCTGGACGTGCCGTCTGCGCCGGCGTATTCGGCCGAGACGCGGCTCGAGGGGAAGACGAGCCCGCCGCCCGTCGTCGGGACGCTGCTGGCCACGTCCATCGTGTTCGGCATCCGGCTGGACTGGGCGTTTCCGACGGGTCCGCTGGACGTCGAGCGCACCGAGCTGTGGTACAGCCGGACGCCGAGCCGCGACGATGCGATCAAGCTGGGGGATTTCGCGTTCCCGGCAAACACGCACACGATGATGGGGCTGGCGGCCGGCGCGCAGTTTTACTTCTGGGCGCGCCTGGTCGACAAGTCCGGAAACATCGGCGCGTGGTACCCGAGTGGCGCCGGCGTGCCGGGGGCGAGCAGCTCGCAGGCCTCCGACATCCTGGACTACCTCAACGGCCAAATCGGCAAGACCCAGCTCGCTGGCGACCTGCTGTCGGCAATCGAAAACATCGAACCGCCGATGGCGGGCAGCGATAACGACTATGCCGGCGACGATCACGTATTCGCGGGCATCGTGTCGACGCAGTCGGTACTCGAAGAGGCGGGACGGGCGGTCGCTCAGCGCGTCGACACCATGCAGGCGACGGTGGCGCAGAACACGGCGGCCGTGCAGGTGGCCCAGCAGGCCGTGGCCGAGCAGAACGGCAAGCTGCTCGCGATGTACACCATCAAGACGCAGATTGCCGCCAACGGCCGCACCTACGTGGCGGGTATCGGCGTTGGCGTCGAAAACGACAAAGGTGTCATCGAAAGCCAGGTGCTGATCGCTGCCGATCGGTTTGGTGTCATCCATCCGAACGGGAACAGCGTGCTCACGCCGTTTGTAATCCAGGGCGGTCAGGTCTTCATGGACTCTGCGTTCATCCAGGACGGGACGATCACCAACGCCAAGATCGGCAGCGTCATTCAATCGACAGCGATCGGTGCGAATGGGCGACCAAGGTGGCTTCTGGATAAGAACGGGACGCTCGAGCTTAACGGGCTAGCAAGCGGAGGTTACATGCGCATAACCGACTCGTCGGTTCAGGTCTTCGATTCGAACGGAGCGCTCCGCGTCCGCATGGGGATTTGGTGATGCCAGCAGGGTTGGAGGTATATGACGCGTCGGGACGTCCGATTGTTCGGCTTACCGACCGTGTTGGATGCGTGGTCGGTGTCATCAATACGGGGACGGCAAACGGCTCTGCCGAGCTTCCCGGCCTGTTGAGAGGCACTCCCTTCTATGTCATTCAGACCGGGCCAACCTGGCAGGTTGGCTCGGATACGACTCCGACCGTAACGATATCCGGAAGCACGTGCAGCTGGGCCTTTGGCCCCGGGGGCACGACAACGCCCGTGACGATCTTTGTGGGGGTGTATTAGTGACTGCCGGGTTCCAGGTATTCAACAGTTCGGGGGTTCTCCAGATTGACGAGAACTACGCCAATCTCGCGCTCATCAGCCAAGGGCAGGTGACGCCAAACACCCCCGTGCCCGGGAGCATCTACACGGAAATCCAGATGGCCGAGGTCACCGTGACGGGCCACTCCCCGATCATCGCAGTGCGGGCCAATTATGGTGTGACCCTCTCGCGGGTCACGCCAAACGGGTCAAGCTGGACGTTCAGGCTCTGCGTCAACAAGTTTATTAGCTATCAAAACGGATCGTACGTCGATTTCGACGGGACGCCCATTTCGTACTATGTCTTCGACATCGTTCAATCTCCGGTCGCTCATGGAGTCGGGTTGCAGGTCTTTCGGGGCGACGGGGTCTGTACGTTCGATTCCAACTACAAGTATTTCCTGCCGGTGATCGCGTACACGTTACCTGCGCCGCCTGCTTACGATGAGGCGAATGCCGTGCGCGATTTCGGTGGGCTGCCATTTGGCACATACGCGGTCGTTCTGACGACGAGCCGTGACTCTGCTGCCTTCTTGAACCAATCTTTGGTCATTAACTATGGAGACAGCCTTCGCGCATTGCCAGACGGGTTGCGTGTGCGATACGGCCCTTATTACTCGGATGAGCAGCCGCACGAGTTCGGCTACATTTTTTTCCCCGATCAGAGGCCGGCGCATGTCGTTTTAATCGACGTGTCGAACATCTAATCATTCGATCTGCACCACGCCGATGTTGCTGACGCCGGAATAGGCGGTGGAACGGCGGGCGGCCTCCGCCTTTGCAAGGTCGGCGATCTCCGGTTTGCAGTCGGATCGGGCGCCGCGGGCCACGGCCTCGCGACATTCGAAGACCCGCACGCGCGCGGCGTGCTCTTCGCGCTCAAGGCGCCACGCAATGGGCTCGTCAGTGGTTGTGGTGGTTGCGCAGCCTGCGACAGCGACGAGTGCTGACAGGGCTGCAATGCGAAATGCTTGCATGAGGACCCCCAAAACGTCTGTTCTTGTTTGATGCGGAGCAGGATAGGGCGCGCTGCGCCCGACCGCGAACTCGACCAAAGTTTACGCAGGCGTCGCCACAAAGAAAACGGTCATTTGGGCCGATTCTTACCGTGATCTTTTGATTCCTACGACCCGCCACCAGGCGGGTTTTTTCTTTTCTGGAGCGAACGTGCCATTCACAGATCCTGCTCAGCTGGGCGGGCAAAACATGGCTGCCTTTCTCGACATGCTCGGGTTCAGCGAGGGCACCGACAACGGCAAACAGCCGACGCGCGACCACGGTTACGACGTGATCGTGGGCGGTGGCCTCTTCGTCAGCTACGCCGACCATCCGCGCATCCTGGTGGATCTGCCGCGGCTCGGGATCAAGTCGACAGCCGCCGGGCGCTACCAACTGCTCGCACGCTGGTTCGACCCCTACAAGCGGCTGCTAGGCCTGCGCGATTTCAGTCCGGCCGCGCAAGACGCGATCGCGGTCCAGCAGATCCGCGAGCAGGGTGCGTTCGCTGACATCCAAGCCGGCCGGCTGCGCGCCGCCATCACGAAGTGCCGAAAGATCTGGGCAAGCCTGCCGGGCGCCGGCTATGGCCAGCATGAACACAAATTTGAAGAACTGCGCGCGCAGTACCTGCTCTGCGGCGGGCAAGAGGGAGGGGCGTGATGACGGAACAGGAAATGGTGGTCGCGGCAAAGGTCGGTGGCGCCGCGGCGCTGGGCTCGGTGATTGCCTTGCGGTTCCTTCCCGGCAACTGGTGGCAACGCATGCTGTCGTTTGTCAGCAGCCTCGGCATCGGGTGCCTCGCCGGAGGCGCAGCCGTCGAAAGGTTCTCGCTGGTTCCAGGCTCTTACACCCACATGCTTGCAGTGGCCTCCGCCGCCATTTTCGGGCTGGCCATCGTGAACAACGCGATGCAGCAGATTCCAGAAATCCTCAACGATGTCCGCCGGCGCGTAATTGGCGCGAAGGAGTGAGCATGCTCGCATCCATCAACCTGGTGGCCAACGCCATCATCTTTGTCGGGTCGCTGTGGGCCGTGCTGACGCACAAGGTGCCCACGCGCACAGGTGGCGCGCTGGTTCTGGCGTTGGTCAATTTCGCCTCGCTGGGCAACATGGTTGTGCCTGGCACGTGCCATAGCATGCCTGAGATCGCGCTCAACGCCGCAGTGGCAGTCGGGGTTGTGTGGGGCTTCTGGCGGCTGGAACTGCGCTGTCGGGTGCAAAAGGGAGGCGCGATATGAGCATCCTAGATCCGCGTGCTCTGTTGTTCGTCACCGCCATGCTCGTGGCTGCATTTGGATTGGGCTACAGCAAAGGCAGCCGCGATACCCGAGCAGACCTCTCGCAGGAAGTCGAGCGCTGGCGCGCGACAGCCGAGGTGGCCTACGAGCTGTACCTGAAGACCCGAGACGAAAAGGGCACCCAGTATCGCGCGCTGAACAAAAGAGTGGAGGCTGCCGAGAATGCGACCCCTGATATTCCTGATTGCCGCACTAGCGATGACTGGATGCGCATCTTCCGTGACAACGCCGCGATTGCCAAC